CCAGCACTGAGTAGTTAGTTCAGCACTTTTCTAGGTTCCCAATGACACGTGTATTGTGAAGGGACACGTGAGATCCGATTGCCTGAGACACCCCCACGGGGGGTCACTCCGGTGCTCGGGATGCCTAGAGTGGTACAGGCAAGCTGTACAGAAGGTAACCAATGGTGCCAGGGTAGCACCTTGGGTATTGGCACATACGCAAATACAGCCGCTACGGCGGGTCCGCTTCCGTCGTCGATAAGGTGTCTGGTCTTGCGACCGGTTGCCGAATCGATATAGGATTTGGACCAACGCTTACGTGGACTGATTGTTGTATGCCCCCACCTGGCTTCCTCGTCATGGATGACGATGTCGCCGAGGTGGACGGGGCCTCTACACCTTCGGATGTCAGATGGCAGTTGGTCGAGGCAACGTAGCCACGCCCGGCGAACAAGATCCCAACGAGGGATAGTGTAGCCGGGAACGTGAGTAACGCGCCGAAGCCCATTAGCCAACCCGATCCAATGTTGCGGTTCATCTGGTAACTTCTCCAAAAAGTGAGCCCTCACGGGTACACCACCGTAGAAATCGCCACCGCAACTCTCTCTGAAAGGACCTTCGGTGAAGGTCTTTTTTCTATTCGGCTCGAAGCCGAAGAACGCTAGCGCAGCTAGTATGCCAGCCGTGTGAACGGTAGGTACTATGAGGTCGTCCCCATAGCACTTTACAAGGTCAGGGTCACCCCCTTCTTGCCTAACAATTTGCCGTGCTAAAGTGGCAAAGATGAGCGTTTCAAGCTCAAATGTGAAGCCATTCCCCATTGAGGAGAACTTTTCCAGCCAGTGCCAGTGACCGTCCACGTAGGTGAACGGCGAGCGCAGAGAGGTCAACAACGAATGCCAATCAGCTTGCAAGAGTAGCTGAGGCAATAACCGACACACGGTGTCGGAAGCGTTGGACATGTCGATCGTAGCAAAATCGCCAGTCAACGAGGCCGCTTTCGCGAGCGCTTGATGAATGTCTTTTCCGCCCTTAAGATCGAGCCCGAGCTTGTGCAATAACCGCTTTTTTAGAATCCTTCCGACATCAAGCTGAAGCGAGATGTTGATGGAGGGTTCCTTCGCGCACCCACGACGCTTCTCGGCGTCTTTAGGCACAGTGAAGAAGTGGTTACCGCGCACGGTAAGGGGATCACTGAACCAGGGACGATCTCTCACGAGAGCGTGTGCCCATGATGTCTCATGCCAAAAAGGCATTAAACAACGGGCACCCTGAGTGATCTGAGGAGCGCTGGACATCTTGTCCGGTGTTGTTTTTAAAGCACCGACATCACCAACTG